AAGCATACGCCCGCGTATCGACCTGTATGCCGTCGCTGAAAGAGCCGCACCTGCATCGTCACAACAAATATCAACGCTTTTTGTTTTAGCGGAATTGAGCTTATTTAGCGGATCAGTATTAACTGCCGCGCTTGTAAACGTACCGATTGTCAGATTGTATCCTACTGCGTTATCAGTAGGCTGGATTGCATTGCCTAAAAGTTTTACTGCCATAAAACGCCTCCATGTAAATGTTTTTGGTAGCCGTTGGTACTGCCTATTAATAATAATAAGCTATTTCGTAAAATAAATCAAGATAAATCGGTAATTTATATATAATCAAGGTAATTTATCTCATCTTCGGGCATTGTTACCGATTGTTCAACACGATAAACAGGCTCGCTATCGCTCATGTACCGCGCCGACTTAACCCGCTTTTTAGGCAGCTTAACCTTTGGAGTGTCAGGCACTAACTTTTTACTTTTCCCCATACAGCACCTCTTTTGGTATCGTTGCAGTTTTCTTTTCCTGACCATTCCAATTTTTAAGGTTCTTTTGCCATGATTTTGGATTCTCATCAAACGCATCAGCTCCCTTTATTCCCATTAAATCCTTACGATCTTGATCCGATAATTTTTCCAGATATTTTTTACCCTGCTTAGGATCATAATCACTACCCGATTTATCTGGAACTTCACCGTTGTATATTGTTGATATATTGCAAAGGCAATTCTTGACAACTACCCCATTGCTTATGTATATTGTATCATCACCTATTTGGAGGTCATAAACATGTCCAGAATAAGCGAAGGTCTTAATGTCGGCGATATAGTCAAGAGCTATATCGGGGGAGAGTCCGAAAAGAGCATTTCTAACAGAACTGGGGCTTGTAGAAATACTATCAAAAAACTCTTGATAAAAGCTAATGTTAAACGGCGTTCTATGAAAGAAGGGGTTGCCTTGTTTAACTCTCTTCATGCTACTCCTGAATATTATAAGCGCATTACTGAAAAAGCTCATGATTCTGTTAGAGGCAAAAAACAAACAGAAGAACATAGGGCGAAGATTGCTCTTTATAACTCCAAAAATATTGTCCATAATTCTGCTTCTGAAAATCTTATTATAGAAAATCTCAAAAAGCAAGGAATTGAATGTATACCCCAATTTCCTCTTGGAAGATACAATATTGATTTTACCATTAAGGAACTTCCCATCGCCGTGGAAATCTTCGGGGGTTGCTTCCATTCCAGTGGAAGACACTCCGATAGATTCATTGAACGTAGTAAATATATCCTCGACCAAGGGTTGTCTCTCGTTATCATCTGGACTCATTGTAAAACATGGCCTATTACTGATTTTACTACTCAATATCTTGTCAGTTTTTGTAAGTTTATGAGCAGCAATCCAACCCCGATTCGTCAATATAGGGTGATTACCAGTAACGGTGGATCGCTTTCCGGATACCGTGGTTATTTCAACGACATCGCCACGGTAAAAGCTCTTGGATGCAGCGACTATATTGCCTCTGAAATAAATTCTATTTCCGGGTAGTACGCAGTTCGGATGAAAAGGATATTCTGGAGCGCGTTCCTTTGGATATATCCCAGCACCCATTCCGTATAAATCAGCTTCGCAGTGAAAATTGCATATATCAAACTCAACGTGCCTATCACTTAAATTAAATTGTATTCCAACAATATCGTCAGTGTAAATCGCATCGCTAAAAGCAGCGTCACCATAAGCCCTTGCCATTTCAGTACGTGCTATTCTTTCGGTATTGTATCGTTCTTTGAAATATGATGCGTATTTAATGGCATTTTCAACTTGTGCAGCGCTTGATTTATTTGTAATATCCAGTATGTCTTGGTAAGCCCTTTTAAGTTTTGAGGTATCTTGATCTGTGAGGCGATTAATTCTATGCTGCACAATGCTAATCTCTTTTTTGTACTCTTGGTAAGCTTCCGAGCTATTCGTGAGGCCATATACACCCCTTGCTTTGTCTATAATACTTTGTACATCTTTTGCCACATCAGATATTATTATTTTTTTATCTGATAAATCCTGTGCAGCCTTACGCCACGAACTCCCGGCAGCAAGTGATCGCGTTATTTCTTTTTTTACTGCCAGTATATCAGTAATAGAATTTAGTGTAGTCTTAATCGGTACACCAGCAGCATTGTATGCGTGTTCTGCATACCAATATTTAAAGCTATTTACTCGCTTTTTTCCTGCTATTTCTGTACCAATTCCAATAGATACAGATTCAACAATGTAATTAAGCAGTAAATTTTTAGTCTCTTTTTTAACATTGTACTTTGTGTATATCTTAGTGATTTTATCTGATATTACAGATACACTATCATTTTCTGATATAGTAGAAATCAGTGCATCACTAACCTTTTTCAGCAATACACCGTTTTTTTTCTCAAAATCAGATACTGCTTTTTGTATCTTATTCACCTATTGCATCACCTTGATTAGTTAATGTCATAGATTCACTAAGTTGCATTTTCTTTATCTCTGTTGCTTCTATCAAATCAGCCTCAAGAGCATCCTTTATTTCCTGCAATTTCTCAGGATCATTTTTCCATCTGCGCTCTGCAATATCAAGCCACAATAGTTTTTTAACAGATTCTGGCGGGAACTCCTTGAGTATCAATAATGCAGTTGTAATATCGTCGTTATCAGCAGTAGGGCTAAATGAATGCGGATATTCTACATCATACGGTATATCGCTGCCGATATACAGACCAAACAACACCGCCAGGTCTTCCTCTGTTTCTTCCCCGCACTCGCTTGTTTCCTTGAGTACCTGTTCCTCTGCTCGGAAATCCCATTCTTTTGCAATCCCGCTTTTCGATTCCACCACACCCACTACACCAGCCTGTTTAGCCTCGTCCTTTATCTCGCCCTTGAGCCGTTCGCAGTTATCTACCAGCGTTTTGATACCCTCTTGTGAAGGCGCAATGTACTGTGGAGGCCATTTGCTATCAGTGCCGCAATCGAGGAAAGTAGCAGGGCCAAGCGACTTCGCTCCTGCACCTAACCCGCTTGTAACGAGGATGCTAAACGTCTGCATAATCTCCATGAAATTAACCTGCGACTCTTTATTAAACAGGCCATGTACCAGTACTGCTAAATTGTAAAATTGCGGATCGGGAAACTCTTTAATTTTCGCACTGGAAGCAAAGGCCGTGATAATTACCACCGGGATAACACCGAGACCGTGTATTCCTTCTTCTTCTACGATGGTAATTTCTTTGCCATCAGTTCTGACAATGTAAAACAACTTCCAGTTCTGGTTATCCCATTGCCTGAAATACTGGCGGCACTCTGTTTTATCACCGGTTTTCACTTCCTCGTACTTGTCGTAAAACGTGATTGATACCAGCTTGCCCTGCGCGTCGCAAACATGATTTTTCACTTGTTGCGGCTTGCGCTCGTAGATGTACGGCAATGCGCGTTGTGCTTTCATCTCCTCTGCAGTCTGCGCTTGTGCCACAACATCAGCCGTGAGATTATCCATCACGATGAAATTGAGTGAGAACAGCCGCGCATGTTTAATAGCGTTTTTCATAAACGTATTGAGCGACGTTCCGGCGTTGTCGCAGTTGTCAATGAAAGCCTCAAATAGTTCGTTTGTAGTTTCGCGCCTGATCTCGCCTTGAAAGCAAGGATCAACCATAGCATTGATGATCGGTTTAAAAACATTAACATAATAACTTATTTTCCTGCGCGTCTGATAAAACATTTCCCTATCGGTATACTGTAAATAACCGCAATCTCGATAATGCCGCGACCCCTCAAACGTTTGCTCCAGAAAGTCATACTGATTAACCGTGCGGTAATCTTTGTATCCTGTATAATCCTGTAGTATGCCTGTTGTTGGGTTATTGTATATACTGCTATCAGGTACTAACTGCGATGCTGTTGGCAATCCACTTTCATTTGACATATTCAATCCTTGTTAAATTTCTGTATCTTCTTGACTTTTTTGCTTTATAGCATTAATATAACCTATTTCATGGTCATGTACAAAGGCTTTCACTTGTCCGTATCGGGCAAACCAATTACCTCGACCGCTATGTATGTTCTGTGTGCTATCACCGGTATCATCAGAACGAGTACAAAATATTTGTACAGTATCAAAATGCAATCGCAATTCAGATACGCATTTTTCTACTCTTTTAACATCGTAATTATTAAATTCGTTCATATCGCTAATCTCAAAGCTTGACCAGGAGCTGGGCCGAGCATTTTTGATGCAAGCCAGTACCGCCGCGCATCCATCCGGTGATCAAACCCATTGCTTGCAGGCACATCAAGTATTTTTCCGTTCTTGTCCCGCGCCCACATATAATTCCGCTGCTCTTTTATAGCCCCGATACTGCGTTCTGTCCAGACCTGTTTATACTGGTTCACTTTCTGGATTCCAGCTACAACGCTGTCCGGCCCTTTTATGGCAGGCTTAATATTCCACCCCATACGGTGCAACTCCTCAATACTTTTTGGCTCTGCACAGTCCGCAACGATCTCATCACGCCCCCTTATCAGCCCCACCGCAATCATTCGCGTAGAAAGGTCGCTATTGGTTAATCCTGTTTCAGCTATTACCTCATCAGATACTAAAAACTCGTTCATAACTTTATTTCTAACCAGTACACAAGGATCATTAAATCCAAAGTCCAATCCGTACCCGGTCACATTGCCATGTTCTGGCCAATCTTTAATCGTGGTGAAATTAGGATGGATAAGGCCATCTATTTTACCGACAAGGCCCAACCCGTAGACGCGCCACCAGTTCGGGTCTTTGTCCCGGTTGCTCTCAATGTTGTCAATTACCTTCTGGATAATCTCGCGTGAGATAGGATCAAAGAAGCCTATCACGGCCTTTACATCGAGGTACGTGCTGTGTATAAAAGTGGTCAGCGGGTCAGTAGTTAACCCTTCTGTATGTGCCCAAAACTCGCAAGTAGGGTTCCAATCAAGAAAAGTGAAACGTGAGGTACGAATATCTAACTCACGATATGAATCATAATGCACATTATTACACTCGTTTATATAGAGAATGTCCCGGCGACCACCACGCATTTTAGTTGGATCATCAGCAGGAAAGAACTCTATTATTGCACCATTACCAAAATTATAAATATGTTCTGATTTATTAAATTTCTCGTCTTCATAATCATCGCCAAGTATACGCACGAAATCACGAATACACCCTCTCCGCAAATGTGGCAAACTCTCACTGACCACTGATATTATCAACGGTCTGATCGCACATTGGGCGATATAGATTAAGAGTGATATTATAGAGTGAGTTTTGCTGGAAGTTGTGCCACCCTCATTGAGGGCGCGGCGTTTTGTCTTGCTGAGGTACGCGGATGCATTCTCTTTATATACCCGCGTTGGTATAGTTTTCATTATTCACCAGATGAAAGTTTTTCAACTATAGATTTTAATTCCGGGTCGGTAGTGAGAAATATTGGAGCGGTATTTAACTGTTTATTTTTCGATGTCACATCAATTTTCTGTTTGGCTTTACCGTCAACCTGTTCAATTGCGAATATTGCGGCTTTGAGGTCACCTTGATCCAGCGTAGCGTCAACAACTCGCATAGCCTTTTGATACATCCCTTTGATGGAAAGTATTGCACCGGCTTTTGTGCGACCGCAATGACCAGGACGCTTATCATAGCCGAGTTGTTTTTTTGTTGATACATCAAGCATAATAGTTACGATCTATACATTGTTTTTGATG